AAGCCGCAACACTTACTGCTGACGTATTCAGAGGAGCAGGTGAAGACGCTGGCGGAGCTCTTGCAGTTTTTGACGCTATTAATGTAAGCCTTGAAAAGCAAACCTCTCAGCTTGATGAGCAAGGTCTTAGAATGCAGGCAGAGATTGAGCGACAGCAAGAAGTCGCAGAGGCAAGAGACAGGGCTTTCAACAGCGAGAGCGTCCAATCTTTTATGAAGGCATTGAAAGATATTGGTGCTTTCTTGCAGAAGGTTTGGTTTGTTACTGTTGAGGCTTTTGCAATGACCATTGACTTAAGTATTATTAAGCCAATACAATTTGTTGTAAAACAATTTAACAATCTAAAAGAGGCGGCTTCATCAGCACTAGCTCCGTTAAAGTCAATTAGCGATGCTTTAGGAATGACAAGCAAAGAAACAGACAACGCCTCAAAATCGACAAGTGACTTTGTACAAAAGCTAAAGCAACAGAAACAAGCACAGGCGCAAGCCAATGCGGAAACAGAAAGGGCGGCTGTTGTATTGGAAGAGGCAAAAGAAAGAGCGGCAGAATATGTTGAGGAGTTAAGAGGCATTGCAAAGGAGCAAGAGCGTCAACCTTTACTTATGCAGGCGGAAGATATGTTTTCTGAAGAAAGCGCTGAAGACGTCAACCGAATGCTCAGAAGCGTTGCTAGGCAAATTGAGGAAAATGCAAATATCACTGTAGTGACATATAGAGATATGACTTTAACGGTTGAAGAATTCACACAATTATCACAAGACAGATTAAACGATATACAAAAGGCTGAACAGGACGCAGAAAGGGCATCACATAGGCGCAGCGAAGACCGAAGAAAAGCAAGAGAAAAGGACGCGCAGGAAGAGGCAAAGCGACTTGCTGAAATTGCTGCGCTTGCCAGAACAGCAGAGGAACAAATTGCTTTTGATTATGAGCAGCGACTTATCGACTTAGAGCTTTTTGGAGTCGATGAGAAGGACTTGACTGAGCAACAGCTTGCGGCAAAGAGAGCTCTTCAACAGGATTATCAAGACAAGCTTGACGAGATAGATGAACAGGCAAGACAGGACCGACTAGCCGCAGAGACTAAATTTCAGCAAGACATTAAAGAAGCTTTTGACAAAGAGCTCAAACTTCAGCAGGACCTACAGGACAAGCTAGCCCTTCAGGATAAGATTGCAATGAATAACGAGATTCAGGCAGTCATCGGAAATGAGGAAGAGATTGCAAGAATCAAAGAGCGTTATCGTAAGAAATCAATTCAGGATGAGATTGACGCAACGACAAAAATGATTGAGGATATTTCTGCAAAGCTTTCTGAAGATGCGACAATGCAAGACATGGGCATTGACCTTTTAAGTGACGAGCAAACAGCAGAATATCAAAAGCAAATCGAGGCGCTGATGGGTCAGCTTTCAGATTTAAATCTTGAATATGCTGAAGTAAATTACGTCGATGGATCGCCGCAAAGCATCGGCGATTTATTCGGGCTTAGTGAGGAAGGAGCAGCACGCGCACAAATAGCTTTTGAAGGCTTTCAAAATACAATGTCAGCAATCAGTCAAATCACACAACAGCAGGCAGCAAACCAACTTCGAGACTTGGAGCTTGCGAGAGAAAAGGGCGCTATATCTGAAGAGCAATATGTTAAGCGACGTCAGCAAATTGAGAGAAAGGCAGCAAAGCAGTCTCACAGGATTAACATGACAAACGCAGCTGTCGATGTTGCGCAGGGAGTACTAAAGGCGTACATGGCAGGTGTTGGGTCAGCTCCGTTTCCTTTTAACATTCCGCTCGCTAAATTAAGCGCAGGAATTGCGGCAGCTTTTGGAGCTGTTCAATTGGGAATCATGCAGGCAAAGAAGCCCAAGTTCGCAAAGGGCGGAATCCTTAAAGGACCAAGTCACGCACAGGGCGGGATTCAAATGTTCGGCAGCGGCGGCTACTTTGGCGAAGCTGAAGGCGGCGAGATAATATTGACAAAGGGAGTTGCAAAATCGCCTGCTCTTGCGTCTATGGCTTCAGCAATAAATGTTGCGGGAGGCGGCACGCCTATCTTCCAAAATGGAGGCGTATTAAATCCAATCACGCCAGCGTCACCAACAGACCGAGCTGCAGACTTGATTGCAGCATCTTCAGCAGGTAAACAGCCCGTGCTAGTTGTCGAGCAATTGCAAGAGCGACAAGAGAGTATGAGCGTTATTGAATCACTTAGAACAATAGGATGACAGACAACTTAAGAAGACTAATAAACGGCGGCGCATTTGTGCCAATAAATGTCAAGCAGCTAGCGAAAGCATACTATCGCGAGAGGCTGCAAATACATGGCGAATCTATGAAGGCATACAAAGAGACAGCTCAAAAGTTTGGGCGGTCCTCTGAATGGGTCAGAAAAATCACTTGAATTTTGGGATTAAAAAAAGACTCTTATATTTGGGTCATTATTTAATCATTAAAATCAAACATGAAAAATTTTAAACCCACTAGCGAACAATCCTTATATGTCTCAGAAACAGTTGTTGAGATTAAAGACTGTCTTAATTTATTGAATTGGCTAGTTGAAGGCGACAAAGACTTAGATTATTTAAAAAACATGCTTGCCTCTGTTCGCAGACTAGAGCAAGACATGGACAACGTCAAAGCCTCAATAAAATCCGCCATCATATTAAAACACGTAGAAAACATGTAACGTTTTATGTTTGGTTCGAAGCCTCCTAGAAATAGGGGGCTTTTTTATTTACAGATATTTTTATATATTGCAATCATTACTTAATTACTAAACATAAAAAAATGGAAACTTTAACAATTTCAAGTCTTAGAAATCGAAGCTATATTGCTGAAAATACAGACCATCATGATGAGTATAAATCAGAATATTTTGTCTTTAATATTTTCGGCGTCACATATTGGGCAGGTGTTCACACAACAACAGTTGAGCCTGAAGGTCAAATCTTCGTAATGTACGAGCGTCACGATTACGACTTTCAAAATCTAGAAGACGCGGTTTGTTTTTCTCTTGGTGGCTCAATTGTTCAAGAAGTTGCTGACGATTATAAGCACTACCACAAGCAAAATGACAACGTTTACAATGAAGAAAAATTTGTTGAATTAGCTCACGGGATTATTGACACGCTTGAATACAATTTGCAAATAACCGACAAGCAAGCTGACAAGCTTAAAGAGGGCGCAGAGGAATACGCAAGAGTTTGGCTCTAAGATTTATTTCGTGTTTTTGGTTAGAAGCCTCCTAGAGATAGGGGGCTTTTTTTATTGGAAAAAATACCAAAGGAAAAGGCTACACTTGCAAGATGCCAATAAACCCCGAAAAGCCTGCTCTAACTCAAAGCGACTTTGACAGGTTTGATTATGCTTTCGCAAAGGACTTAAAGGACAATTATCCTGAGATATGGAAAGCAGGCGGCAACATAAGAGGAAACGAGGCTTTTGAGTATTGGACCAAGTACCGAGAGGGAGAGCGCACGGAAGGCGTGGAGTCATGGATTTCTGAGCGCGAAGCATGGGCGGCTCGTCATTACGAAGACGGTAAAGCCTTCATAAGCAAAGACAAGAGCCCGAATCTTTCCAATATTGGCGGAGTTGTTGCGCAAATAAAGTGGGGTGTTGTTGGCGTATTAAAAGAGAAACGAATGCGAGAAGTCATAAATTCCGTGAAAGGAAAAATCAGCGACAGCTCCCAAGCCAAAATAAACAACAAAGCCGAAGGCATTGAAGTAGTGCTTTCGGGTGAGGTTGGTCATTGGGACGTCTCTGCAAGAAAGATTGCGGACGCAATCGAAAATAAAAAAAGTGCACCCTTAACAATCAAAATTAACTCAGTTGGCGGCGATGTGTTCGAGGGCTTTGCGCTTTACAATGCAATTAAAAACCATGAAGGACCAACGACGGCAATCGTGGAAGGATTGGCTGCAAGTGCTGCCTCACTCTTCGCGATGGCTTCAGATATTTTGGTCATGCGCGAGGCGTCGCTTTTGATGCTGCACAATCCGCATAGCGTTTGCGCTGGCGAAAGCAAAGACATGATTCAAAGCGCGCAAGTACTTGACAAAGTTCGGGACATCATGGTTTCAAGATATCAGGCAAAGACAGGTCAATCAGAGGAGTCTCTTATTGAAATGCTCGACGCGGAAACATGGCTCACTCCTGAGGAGGCTCTTGAGCTTGGATTCTGCGACAGAATTGATTACTCTGAGTCTGTTGAATCTAGTTTACAATCAACATTAATTTCTAAAATCACAGCAATGTTTAAGACAAAAAGTCAAATTGTTGAGGCGTTAACGTCCAACGAGGTAAAAGACCTTGCGCTGAATTTAGACGTGACTGCAAAGCTCGACATCATTAAAGCGTTAGCTGAAGATGTGGAAGGAGTTTCTGAGGTGTGCGTCAAAGTTGGCGAAGGCGAGAAATACATGAGCGATCCATCTGTCTCTGTTATTGAATTGGAAGAGGGTCAGTCAATGGTCCTAGCTTTAGGAGTGCTTGAAGAAAGAGCCGCCGAAGAGCCTGAAGCAATGGAAGAGGAAGAAGAGGAAGAAGCTTCTTACGATGAGGAAGAGAAAAAGGCAGAGGCTGAAGTTGAGGCTGAAGTTGTTGCCGAAGTTGAGACAGAGGTAAAGTCTGAAGTTGAAACTCTTTCCGAAGTTGTTGCGGAGTTACGCTCACAAATGGAAGAGCTCAAAGAAGAGAGAGCTGCAATGAAAGTTGCCTCTTCAAATAACAAGGCGGCAACACCGACCTTTACAGAGCAAATGATTCAAAACGCTTTAAAATTTAAACAATAAAAAATGGCAAATATTACTTTAAACAGTTCAACTTACGCGGGGTATTTTGATGACGTTATTCTAGCGTCTGCAGTACTCGGTGCGCGTGCAATTGAAGGCGAGTATGTAGAAGTACATACCGCAGTCGACGACAAGATGACAGCGGTCTTTGTAGACTCTGACGTCCAAATTGAAGACGGAAACGGGGCTTTCTCGTCATCTTCAACAACTGACCTTTCAGAGATTAAATTCGAGTTAGGCAAATTCATGATTAACGCAGAGATTGACTACAAAAATCTCGACAACTTTTGGCTTGCTTCTCAGCAGCCTCGAGGAGCTGCAGGCGACTATGTTGCACCTGCCTCTCTAGAAGACGCACTCAACTTACATTTCAGTCGCAAGATGGCTCTATATGTTGGGGCTTCATTGTGGTCGGGAACAGCTGGAGCTATTGACCAATTCGGAAGCTCTGAGTCAATCACTAAAAACGGAAGCAACTCTGTGACAGGTTTGATTGACGCAATGCTTGCTGATTCTTCAGTCAACGATTTAGCTGTCGGAGGGACTTATAAGCAGAGCGCTGATTTCTCTGACGCTGCTGACACTGTTATCACTGTGGCAGACACTTCAGATTACGCTGTTGGTGACAAGGTTACTTTGAGCGAAATCTCTGACGGTGCTGTTGACTCAAACGATAACAAGACTTTTGCAATCACAGAAATCCCTTCAAGCACAACTTTCAAGATTGGGCTTAACACTTCAGCCGCTGCCGCTGCTTTCACGGGCAACGTGACTTGTGTAAATAAAAACAATGTAGTCAACGCGCTTGAGGCAATGTATGCTGCGATGAGTGACTCAATCCGTCTTGCACCTGACACTGCTTTTTATGTGCCTTCGCACATTGCTGCAGCTTACAAAATGAAGCAAGCTGAAGCCGCTTACGCGCCAAATGTTTACTCTGCAGATTATCAGCTCAGCTATCTAGGCTATGCAATAAAAGAAGACCCTGCTCAACGCCAGAACACAATCGTTCTTTGTCGCAAGGCTTCTTTGCACTTTGCTACGCCTTTATTGAGCGACTTGAATCAAGTGTTAATCGTTGACCAATCTCAGACAAATGCAAGCCGCACGATTCGCTACCGCATGGACGTAGCATTTGGGTGCAACATCTCTGACCCTGCGAAAATTACGCTTCTTAGTTAGAAGCTATTTACTAACCTTTTAAAAGAAAGAAAAAAATGGCTTTAACATCATTAACAGTTGACAAATGTAACCGCGTAAGCGGAGGCGTCAAGCGTCTCTTTATTTGCGACGCTGACGAAATTGCAACAATCACTTATGACGTAACAACAGACAAGCACGAAGTGGACACTTTGACCTTTTCAGGCTCAACATATTTCCAAGAATTCACCTTCAAAAAAGGAGAGTGTAGAGTGGAGTCAAATACCACGAGAAGTTCAGATACGGGAATAGATTCCACAGAGGTTTCAATCTTTATGAATGTGCCCGCTCCGACGTCTAAGCAGCTTCACGCTCTTGAGGCATTGAGAGGGACTTGTGAGCTTGTTGCCGTAGTGCAGGAGTTCGGCTCTGAAAATGAGCTTCGTCTTTACGGTGCTGACCGTACTGAAATCGGTGTCCTCGAGTTTGGCTCTTTGAGCGGAGGAACGGGTTCTGTGCGTACTGACGCAAACACCTTTGAATTAAATCTGACAGGAATGCAGGAAGACATCCCTTTCATTGTTGGAACAGTTGACGGTGAGACAGGACACGATGACATCATCACATTCTTGCTTACTGGCGCTTAATACTTTACATGTATCAAGTTAAAAAGCAATACGTTGGAAAGACCGCCCTTGTTCGGGGCGGTCGGACCTTCGTTTTTCCCTCTGACGGGAGTAACCCTTTCAACATAAAGACCTGTGAAAAATTTCCTCAATTCTTTGAAGTTTCAGATTCAAAACCTCCTCGACGAAAGTCATCAAGCTCCCGAGATAGGGGACGAGATAATCAGAGGAAACGGTCTGAAGTGGGTAAGATGGGGAAACGACAAGGGAAGTCAGGCGGGGCTGTTTCCGCAAAGGATGGCGCAAGCTTACCAAAACAGCAAGACACTGAGGTCAGTATTGACTCAGCAAGCGAATCTAGTCGCGAGTCCTCTGACAACGGAGTCGGAGATTCTGCAGCGCAAGATTAACAAATACACTTCACCGCGCACACGCTACGACCTTAGGCAATTAATCTACAGAGTCGCGTTAGATGTTCAGCTTCACGGTGAGGGCTTTATCAAAGAAGTCAGATACATTGAATACGCAGGCAACACGCCAATCAAAGAGCGATCTTTTGCAATGCACCTTGATGCTTCGCAAGTGCGTTTCTCTTCAGATGTTGACGAGTTCCTAGAGCCGACGGCTGTGTGGATTTCTGCAAATTGGAAGCACTACACTAGACAAAAATACTACCGTCCTTATCAATTGCCTTTGGCAGGTTATGGATATGAAGACTTTTATGATGAGCAGGACCGAGTTTATAAAAAGGTCTGTGTGCATAGGGTAAGGGACTTCGAGCCTGCAATGAATATTTACGGCAAAGCAAATTGGTCAGGCTCATATTGGTCGGTATTACTTGAGCCTTTGCTCGGGAAATTCAACTATTATCATTTGAACAATAGTATCCATTTGAGCGGCATCTTAAACATTGACCTGCCTTTCATGCCTGACGAGGATACAGCAAAAGAGATTCGCGACAGGATACGTGAAAACCTTAAAGGTGAAAATGGAGGACCTTCAACCGCTGTGAACATCACAGGAGGGGATGGTAAAATGGAAATGCTTAATTATCCTTTACCTCAAGACGGAGCTTGGAAGGACCTCAACAGGACTTGCGAGCGAAATATAATAATGGCTGCAGGTTGGCATCCGTCGCTTATGGGCATTGAAGAAAGCGGCAAGCTAGGCAATGCAGTGCGAGAGGTTGAAAGTCATCACCGTCGCGTCATGACCTACATGATTGAGCCCTTGCAGCAAAGAATCTTAAACACTTACCTCAACACACTGGCGGACGATTACGCTGACCTAGCTGAAGAGTTTCCAATTCAGTTTGAGAACAAGCCAATGTTCACGGCTTTAGATTATGTCAGTCAGGCGAAAGTTGACGAGGCAATCCCAATTGAAGAAATACAAAAAGAATTAGGCTATGGCATTAATGACGGCGACTGATATTGTAACTGAAGCGTTTTACGCTAATTTCGACCCTGCAGATATTAAGTCAAGATTCATTGATTTAGTGGAAGACAGCACTGTCAAGCCAATACTCGGGGAAACGCTATTTTCTGCAGTTAGTGGCGGAAGCCCTAGCGCGGAGGAAATTGTATTGCGTGACACTTATGTCAAGCCTTTGCTTGCTTTTGCTGTCAAGTCCTTAGTGCTAGCAAACAACAGCCCGAGAATCAGTAATGTCGGCGCTGCATACGTAAACACGCCAAACGCGACATCAACAGATGACGCGCGACAAATGGCAATGAAACAAAACGAGACACTCGTGCAACAGTTAAAGCAGCGATTGATTGACTACCTGCGCGACAATGCAAATACTTTTGGTTGGTCAGAGAACAATGACCGCGATTTCATCACAAACAACATTTTCATCATATGAAAGCAATATTTGAATTTATACAGTCTAACGGTTGGCAAATTGCGACAATACTTCTTGGAGCAGTTGTCTTTTATGACAGATACATCGCACCCTTAACAAAGACAAAAAAGGATGACGAGATTTTAGAGAAGATTCTTGAGTTGCTTCCTGAAGCAATCGAAGAGCGTTTGTTGGTTGAATTAGAGGAAGAGGAGGAGTCAGGTGACAAGTAAGCTGATTGCGGCGCTTATTCAATTACTTGTCGGATTGGGGAAAGCATTGCCTACACTGGCAGACAACCAATCCAAACGCATAGAGATAAAACGACCTGCAAAAGAAGAGAGGTCAAAACTTCGTGCTCTAAGAATAAAGCGCAGACAGCTCAAGGCAAGGCGTAAACTTCGCAAACGTGAAAAAAAGGGTGACACATAAAGCAATCATTTCAACTGCATTGACTGCGCTCGGTTGGTTTTTCCTGCCGATTGCGTGGCATTTAGTTTTTATTGTGTGCCTTGTTTTCGCGGATTTGTACACAGGTTGGCGAGCTTCAAACATGGCTTTCATTAGCAGAGGAGTCAGACGAAGCATTGATAAAGCAAGCATGTACTTTATTGCGGTAATTGTTGCGCACGGCTTTGATTTGATTTATTTACCTGACGGCGGTTTGATTGTGTCCTTTGCAGTGAGCAGTGTAATCGCGTCAACTGAAATTTTAA